TATCCTTCTTCTCTTTAACTTCAGAAGCGGTAACACCACCAACGGTGATTATTGCTACTGCATTTTTCAAATTTTGAAGTCTTCCCTCTAATTTGCTTCTGTCAATCTTATCTTCTGTGTTAGTTATTTGAGATTTAATTAGCTCAATTCTTGCTTCAAGAAGTTCTCCTGGTATTGCTGGAAGGATAACTGTTCTCTCTTTCTCGCAGATTACTTTTTTAGCCATCCCCATTTTAATAGGAGTTGGGTATTTGGTTGAATAAACTTCTCCACTTGTAAATATAGCTAAGTCTTGTAAGATATTACCTCTATTTAGTCCAAAATCCGGATTCATAGTAACACACAAGTTAAAAGTACCTTCAAGTTTTCCTCGAACTAAAACTGCCATTACTGCCTCATCTACATCCTCTGCAAAAATCATAATTGCTTTACCCTCTGACTGAGCTTTTCTAATTGGCTCTGCAATATCTGCAACTGAACCAATCTTGCCATCAAAAATCAACACGTAGGCATCTTCTAGCACAGCAGTCATATTTGATTGGTCTGTAATAAAGTGTGGTAATGACCAACCTCTATCTATTGATAATCCCTCAACATAACTTACGTTTGTGTCTCTAGTAGCCCCTTCTTGTACGTCTACTTTTCCATCAACTCCAATTTTGGCATATACATCAGCAATTAACTGACCTAACTTCTCATCGTTATTGGCAGAGATAGTTGCAATTTGCTTTGTCTCTTCATAACCAGCATTCTTTTTTAATTTCTTTAGTGCGTCCCTTACATCGTTCACTGCTATTTCCATACCTTCACGAAGTTCTACGTGAGAAATCTCTTGTTCTAATTTCTCAAAACCCATATTAAGTAAGTACTGAGCAATAACTGTTGCGGTTGTTGTACCGTCACCAACTAAATCTACAGTTTTTCTAGCTGTCTCTTTTATAGCCTTGGCACCCAACTCTTCAAAGTCATCTTCAAGCTCTATAGCTTCAGCAACAGTAACACCATCTTTGGTTACGTGTGGAGCAAAACCCATTTTATTACGGATTATTGCTAACTTGCCTTCGGCACCCATGGTTACTTTAACTGCATCTGCGACTATATTAGCACCTATGATTAAAGATTTTTTGGCTTCTATGCCTGTTTTTAGTGTCATATTATGTTAAATCTTTTGTTGCTTCTTCTATTATTCTTTGATTTTCCTCGTATATTCGAGTGAATCTGACTTTATCTTTTTCCCAATCTCCGGACATGCCTTTAAAAAGAGCTTTTAAATCTCCTGACTCTTTAAATGCCTGGTACTGTTTCTGTACTTCCTGTTGGTTTTTCATACGCTCTACTAGCTAAATTAAATCTCAGATTATCAAAGTCTTCTTTTTGCAAAAGATGTAAGTCTTTGTTAATCCTGTATATCACTCTGTCAGTACCACCTAAATCATTCTTCATAACTGCATTAAAGGCATCATAAGACTCCATTAATCCTGTTTCTTTGTTTACTGATTTTTCTTTAGATAAGGAGAGGTACTGACATACCCCTCCTAATTGTTTTTTAACAAATTTTAAATGCTCTTTTAAGTAAACGTTTAATATTTGCCAACTAAAATCTTGTGTTTTACTTTTGGCTTTCATTTGGCACCAAAGTTAGCTCACTTGCTTTTTGTAACACTTCTACACTTTTGGCAATACCTGTTTCAACGTTTCTTTCATGGATTTCCATAATTAATTGTTGTCCCATAATCATGTCTGGTGTAAGTTTTGTAGAATACTGGTATTTAACATTTGCTGGGCTAAATGTAGCGTCTCGGTCTGTTACTAAAGTGACCTTACCGGATTGTAAATCCTCTTGTGAGGGGCTCTCTACAATCTTAGAGGTTTCTATATTCACATACCTTGTAACTTCTGGTAAATAACTTTCTAATGTGGCATTAATTCCTTGTTCTATAGCAGTTTTCATTGCCATAAACTCTTTTGAGGTGATTTCTATTTTCTCGTCACCTAAGTAACCGTAATTTAACGGGTTTTTTGTTTCTTCTTGCATTTGTTTTGGTTTTAATTAAAATGGTAAATCGTCATCGTCATCTGACGGTAATGTTGGTACGCTATTTGTGGCAGCCGGTGTAGGTGTTTGCACTTTTGGTGCAGACTCTTTTGGTTGCTCTTCTTGTTTAGGTGCTTCCAAAGCACTTTCTTCTTTTTTCCAAGTTAATCTAGCCTCTTCTTTTTCTAAAATAGAAAGTAAATATTCATCTTTTGCTTCTATTGAAGAGGCTGACGGTTTTTTCTTTCCTAATTTTTCTACCCATACAATAGCTGGAACATCTCCTGGAACAAGTTCACCATCTTTGTAATAAGAATTAGTGATTTCAGATTTTAATTTTTCTCCACTAACTTTAATACTAAATCCAATTTTTGAGTATTTGCTATCTTCTGGTTTAAAGTTATAGGCTGTAACAGTTACGTTTTGCCCTTTTTCTAATAAAGGTAAAAGTTTGATTAAACTTTCAGCATACGTATTGTCTACTTGATTTTTTTGGTCGTAAATATTAATAGGTAAATAATAAATTTCTTCACCTTGTTTAATATTCATAGAAATCTGTTGTCCAAATTTTCCATCGTAAATGGAAATAGATTCTAAAATACCACTAACTCCTTCTTTATAATATTTTCTGTAACTTACATTACCACTTGTTGAGGTATGCTTTACATAACCCTCTTTTTCTTCCTTTGAATAATCAAAGAAAAGACCTGACCCGAACTCTAACTGCAAATAATTTTTACCTAACGCCATCTTTTACTAATTTAATTTTATTTTCTATCTCCTCTGCGGTTTCTTTTACAGTGATTGTGAAATCTGTATCAATGTAAAGTGTACTACCAAAATCCTCGTTATCTACAACGAAAGTAATAACACTGGGTTTAACCTTTCCCACTTTTTCAATTATATCGTAATCTTCTTTTTTGATTTCCATTGTTTGAGGAATATCATCCTCTACCAAATCTTCTGGAAGTTCTACCCCCAACTCTTCGTAAAACTGGGCGTTTCTTCCAAATGAGTCTTTTCTTGGTTCTGGGTTATTTGCTTTAGCACTAAGCTCTACAAATTTATCCTTTACCTCCTTTTTTAGTTTTGCGGTAACAACGGTAACTGTTATAAAATCTTCCATTTATTTGTCTTTATTAAACCCTCCTGGTGGTTGTTTGTGTCTTGTTGATAAATACCCTAATGGGTTAGAGGTTACGTATACTATATCCCCCTCTACTTTAATAGTGATATCTGATTCTAAATTTACCTCAGATTTATCAACTTTTTTACCATTAAGAAAATACTTAAAGTCTATTTTTTCGCTCATGTTTTAAATTCTTTTGCAAAGGTACGAATATTTTTTTAAACTACCAAATTTTATTTGTTTTTTTTATGCTCAAAATCTAAAATTTTGGAAATAAGCTCTGACCTATGGTTTGATTTTAGTTTATGCCACTCTATTTCTGGTAAGGCTTTGGCTAAATCAATAGCATAGTGCAGTCCTGTATAGGATTCTTTAATATCACTTTGCTCATTATCTCCATTAATAATAATCTTGCCGCCTTTTCCTAAACGTGTTAGAATAGCTAACATTTCGTGTTTTGTTAAATTCTGGGCTTCTTCAACAACTAATACTTGACCGTTGTCAATAGTTTTACCTCTTATGTACTGTACAGGCAATCCTTGTATTTGACCGTCTTTAATATGTTTGTCCACTTTATCTTTGTCATAACACTTATAAAGATTATCTCTGAATGCTTCAATGTATGGGTCAAACTTGTCTGATAATTCTCCTGGCAAAAACCCAAGAGACTTTCCGACCTCTACAGCAGACCTTGTAACATATACTTGGTGAGCTTCTTTCTTAAACATTAAGTCTAGAATTGTTTGAGCTGTCACTAAGGATTTACCTGAACCGGCATAACCTGTTATAACAACAATTTCGCTTGCGTATATCGACTCTTTGACTTTCTTTTGGTCTTCGTCAAGAGTAATTTTATACTTGATGTCATTTTTTAAAACCCTAGGTTCTCTAGTAGGTTTTGCTTTTTCTTTTGTTGCTCTCATTATTAATCCATGATTTTTTTACCAAATCTTCTAATAGAAACACCGTCATTTAAGTATCTACAATTCTCTAGAGCATCTGAACAAATAATTGCTTTTGCTTCTTGATAAGTTAAATCGTTGTCGTTTGTTGAAAAGAGTAAAATGTCTCTCTGTATATCAAACTTTGCACCATTTAGCTTTATAAATTTATTACTTGAAATATAGTTTTTCCAATCTCCTTCTTTAATTACATGCTCATAGGCTTTCTTGCGTTTATC